TTACAAACAGCCAGCAATCGTCGCTTCCAGCTGCGCCTCGTACTTGAGGTGCAGCGGGAGATCGCGCGCCAGGGCGAGCACCTTCTCGCCGTCGCTGGCATCTGGCACCAGTCCGCGCACGGCGAAGGTGGGGCGCTCGGGCGTGCCGGCGACGCACGCGCGGTACACGGGAATCTTGGCCTCTTGCACGACCGGCGCCGGGCCGGCGCAGGCGGCCAGCAGCAGGACCACCAGCAGGGCGCACGCCCACAGCATGCGGCGGGCGGTCATCGCACCGACTCCAGGATAACGTTCACGGCCGGCATGGCCTCGGCGCATGTGGTGGCGCGCGCGCCGGCGACCTTGGCCAGGGCGGCGTCGAAGCGCTTGCCGGCAGCGGCGGCCTGCTGCTGGGCGGCCTGGCCGCGCGCGTCAGCCTCGAGCTTGGCAGCCGCCAGAGCGTCAACAGCGGCGTTCTGGCGCTCCACCGCAGCGGCATAGGCGGCGCTCTTGGCCCGCTCGGCGACCAGTTCTACCTGGGCGGCGTCACGGTCCCGTGCTGCCAGGAACCAGCCGCCGCCAGTCCACGCGCCCACCACCAGCAGGGCGGCCAGCAGGATCACGGCCACGATCTTCCATATGCCGCCCGTGACGCCTGCGGCCAGCGTGCCCATGGCGCTCATTCCGCACCCACGAGGCAGAGATTGCGCTCGGCCTGGCGCCGCGTCACCAGCCCCGGCAGGTATATGCCCCTGGCGTATTTCCAGCGCAGCATCTCATCGCACCCGCCTTCGACATCGCCCGCGTTCATCTTGCGCGCCAAGGTCGAGCCGCACAGGTTGGCCTGGCCGACGTTGTAGGCGAAGCTGACCAGCGCGGCGCGCCGATAATCGGGCAGTGGCGCCCGGATGCAGTCATCGACAGCGTGGTTCGCCAGTTGCAGCGACGCGGCCAGCATGGCTTTGCACTGGTCGAGCGTCGCGCGCTGACCCAGGCGTACGCCCTTTGTCTCGCCGAAGCAGATGGTGGGGATGCCGACCGGATCGGCGTACGCGGCCAGGCGCAGCCCCTCGAAGCCGCCCACCATCGTGACGGCGATTGCGCACCAGCCGGCGCGCTGCTTATTTGTCAGTGCCATGCAATTCCTTCTGGGCGAGCAAGCGCGCGCCAAATGCCAGCGTCGAGACTACAGCCGCGATGCCAGCGAATACGCCATTCGGAACGCCGGCAGGCTGCACCAGCGCGATATACACTTCGGCGGCGCCCAGCAGGCCCGCAGCGGCGTTAAATTTCAGGCTCCATGCCTTGGCGAGCACCGCGCGCCAGTCTTCGATCAGGATCATTTGCCGCTCCAAAATCCGTTTCCCTTCGCCCCGGTTGCGCCGGGTTCGCCTTGCTGCCCCTTCGTTCCGGGCTCGCCCTTTTTGCCAGGACCGCCGTCGCTGCCAGCGCGGCCGCGGTCGCCGGTGTCGCCCTTTTCACCAACGCCGTCCGCGCCAGCAGGCCCCTCGATGCCTTGGGCGCCAGTCTTGCCAGGCGGGCCTTGAACTGCCTTCGTCGGATAGAGCGCCGCCACCAGGATCAGCGCCGCGGCGACGCCCAAGAAGATGCGCAGCACCCAATAAAATGAAACCGACCATTTTTTCGCATTCATTTGATGTGCCCTCCCGCCACTTTCTCGATGATCCAGTAGGCCATGCCGAGCACCGCGCTCCCCAAGGTCATCACGCCCCACTTGAGCGCCTTGTTGCGCTCGTCTTCAAGCGCCGCAATTCGCTTCGTTTCAGTGTCGAGCTTTGCGTCCGCCTCCTCTTTGTTTTCTTCAATTTCGCGCTGCAGCGCGGCGAGCCCGGCTGTCAGTAGGGCAATCTGTGTTTCGGTCGATGTTTGTGTCATTGGATTCTCTGATCAGCCGTGCGCGGCGGCTGGGGCGTAGCGCGTTGATGCCGGCGAGCGGCAATAAAAAAGCCACCCGGGGGGTGACTTGAGGGGCGAAGCGCGCGCGATCAGTCGATCGTGACGGCGGTGATGAAAAGTGTGTCGATGTCGGCGGGCGTCAGCTGTAGCACCTGGCGGATACCTTCGACCAGAGGGTGGTCGCGGCGCACCGTCTGCGCGTATTCGAGGTACGCACGCGCCTGCTCGCCACCCGCACCTGGCATCGTGTCGACGTAGGTCTTCACCGCAGCCATGTGGCCGGCGGCGATCAGTGCGAGGCGGGCGTTCAGCATCGGCACGGACGCCGGCACCACTGGCACGGCGGCTGCGGCGATATCGATTTCCCGCTGTGCCAATTCGGCGAGCGTCGCGGGGCGCGTGATCATCGTGTCGGTGATGGGATCAAATTCGCAGATATTCATGTTCATCTATGCTTTCTTGAATCCGTAAAAACGGATAGTGCCTTGTGGAAGAAAGGTTGCGCCGCTCGCCCAATAAAAGCGAACCCCGGTTATTGCACCACCAGTGAAGCCGAAATTTTTTCTCTCAGCATAGACGCCCCCGCTTATTCCTGCAGTACCGGTAAGGATCGAACTGGCGTCCCCACTCTTTATGCGAGTGGCGCTATTAATGTTGCGAATGGCGATTCGTGACGACACGCCAATATACGGATAGCTACCTGTCGCGTTTGATACCTGATTGGCAATGGAAATTCCGGAAGCGGTCAGCGCGCCATTGCTGCCGTCATTAGTGACGCCGTAGACGGCAGCGGTATTAATCACTCCCCCCACAAAAAACCGCATCATAAGAACCTCGCTATTTGCTGATGGCAGAATGTCGTGCATGTGGCATTCAATCCAGTCGAACTCACCGGCAAAAATGCTGGCGAAATCCACATTTGCCGCTGCTGTCGGGGTGTACGGCCCGCCAATCAAGCGCACGCCGGTATCGTCCAGCAACGCCAATGTCCCGTTCTTATTTGGCGCAGCGTATACAGGAGTGGTTCCTGGAGTGATGGCGCTCAGATCGAGTTTCACTTGCTTTGTATTATCAGCGGCGTTTTTCGCAATCGGATTTGCATCCGAGAATGCAGCAGTCGTTCCGATGGTGGCTGCGCTGGCCGCCGCGGCATCGCGCGCCATCTCAGCCTGACCCTTGGCCGTTTCCGCGTTTGCCTTGGCGCCCAGGGCGAGGTCGCGCGCCGTTTCGGCGGCGACCTTTGCCGAATTTGCGCTGACAGCGGAATCGTTTGCGAGGCCCTGCTTCGTTGTCAGGTCGGTGGCGAGTGCGTTTATCTCCGTGGTGAACAGAGGCACGCGCGCGCCAAAAAAGGTGTCGACCTCAGCACGGAAGGTGGGCGAGGTCCGGTCGAGGACCGGGATAGCGGTGACGGTCATTGTGAAAGCCCTTCAATTTCGAGGTTGCAGAGGTGATGCAGCGGGTAGGCGACGACCATGGAAAAATCTTTGTAAAAGCCGTAGATGATCAACGGCTCGAAGCCGACCTGGTCCACGCCGATGTAAACGCACGGGATCGCGCGCAGTGCAGCGAAAGCGCGAAAAATCTTGTTGAACTCGGCAGCCGGGGTGAGCACCTGGAGATTGCAGCGCTTGCTGAACGCCCCCTCAACCACATCGAAATTCCCGAACCGATCTTTCTCTTTTTTGCTGTAGTCGATGATCCCGGCCGTGGCGCCCATTGCCGCGCGCCCAGCCGTCATTACCTGGCCGACCTGGAGCACGCCGACCGATACCGGGGTGGTGCTCGTGACCGTGACTGTTAATTCGCAGCTCGCGTAGTGCTGCGGCAGGTCAGTCAGCACAAAGTCGCTAAGCTGCTCGAAGTCCACGAAAAACCAGTCGTAGACACTAGTGATGATCGTGCCATCGAGATTCACGGTGCGGCTGTAGACCGTTGTGCCGCCTGGTGCATCCTTGAGCGTGATGTCCACCTGCCGACCCACCAGTTCCAGCATACCCAGCCCGGAGATGCTGCCGGGGCGCGTGACGACCGTTACCGCCGTCGCGGCCGTGGTGGCCGTGCCGATCTTCCGATCGAACATCGCCCACCGGTTAGTAGGCCCAGCTTCGATCCAGTTGGCCGAATCTAACTCTGGTGCCGTGCTGCTTGTGCCAGCGAGCACGCGCTCGTACTTCATGTGCGTGCTGGTGCGGATTACCACGTCCTTGGCGGCGTAGGGCGTGGACGGGTTCCACGCCACCTCTCCAGGTGCTGGCTCTGCCACAGTGCTACTGGCCAGCATCGCCGACGTGATCGAGGTCGGCTTGATGACCTTCATTCCGCTCATGCCGCCTCCGTTTGCAGTTTGTTGTTTTTGATTACGCGGTTGAATGTGCTGAACAAAGCGGTATCCTCCGTCTGGAATTTGTCGTCCTTGATCACGCGTTTGAGCATTCCAGCCATGGCGGCGCTGCTGAACGCGACCGAACGTACCTCGGCGCGCAAGCCGGCCATATCGTCATTGGCTTGCTGCCGCGCCGCGTTGGACGAGTCCGCCGGTGCTGGACGGTTGATCATCTGCATCAGGGCGCGGTTGTCGGCGGCCGGGATCACGCGCTCGCCTTCGTGCGCCTGGATCACCATGTCGCTCGGCAGGTAGTTGGTGCCCACGGCCAGGCTCGGCAGCGTCAGCCCGAACTTCGCCGAGAGGATGGCTCCCGTGGCGTCGAGGCTGGCGGCCGTGCGCGCGCGGATGCGTTGCAGATCAATCAGCGATGTAGCATTGGCCTCTGCCAGCTCGATCAGCTTCTGTGAGATCGAAGGCAGCAGCTTTGCCGCATCCTGGTTGCCGGACTGGGCCTGTGCGGTCCTGGTGGCGAATTCCGCCTGGACGCCGGCCAGCGTGGCCGCGCCGTCGCCGGCGGCAAGCCCGCGGATGCGCTTCACTTCGTCGAAGATCGAATCGGTGACCGACTGCCAAGCGTTCCGCATTTGCTCGGCGGCACGTCTCGCATCAGCGGCCAGTTGCTCCTGGGCACGGGTGTATTCCTCATTGTCCCGGAGCTTTTGCGCGTTCCTATCGCGCTCGTCCTGGGCGGCTTTGTCGGCCGCTACCTTCTCTGCCTCCAGGGCCTTGAGCTTGTCGTACAGTGCAATCGTCGACTTGTCCATGTCCTTCGTCTCAAGGGTGCGCAGGGCGGCCGCCGACAGGCCGGCCTTGGCAAATTCGTCGATCTTGTCCTGATACCCCTTGTTGGTCGACGCGAGCCGGTCGGCCGCTTCCTTAGCGATGCCTGATGCGACCGCGCTCGCGTTGTAGGCCGCCACCAGGTCATACAGCTTGATGGTCGTCGCATCCATACCCTTCGTTTCCAGGGCGCGGATTTCGCTGGCCGACATCGTTGCGCGAACAAAGCCGGCGATCTGGTCCTCGTAGGTCTTGTTGACGGCGGCCAAGGCGGCGGCGGCCTTGGCGCCGGTCAGCTCGTCGAATTTCGGCTGATTGCTCACGTCGATCTTGCCGCGCGCGGCCAGGCGCTGCTTCTCGGCGTAATCGTCGGGCTTCATTTTCAGCGCGTCGATCTGGTCTTGCAGGTCGGCGCCTTCGATCTTGATCTCGGCCAGCGATCGCACCTTCTCGGTGACCGCGTCGACTGTCGGATTCAGTTGAGCGAAGGCTTCCTGAACACCCATCAGGCCGGCCCATGTCTTAGCGCCGGTGGCGGTGGTCAGATCCAGGCCCATGACCAGGTTCTTGAACTCGTCGCGCGTCTTCGGCGCCGTGATCTCCAGCGACGCAAATGCCGCGTCCACCGTCTTGCCGAGCGCAGCCATGCGCTCAGCTTCGGTCTGATAGTTCTGGCTGAAAAACGGAATGCCCTTGCTGAAATTATCGATGCCACCGGACAGTTCGACCAATTTCTCGCGCGCCGTAAGCGAGCCGATACCCACGGCGCCGAACGATTTCCCGACTGACGCCAGGCCGGCGTCCACCACCGCGTAATTGATCGCGATGCGTTGCAGGGCTGCTGCGGCCGTCTCCCCCTTGGCGGTCAGGGTGTCAAGAGTCGGTACCAGGAGCTTGGCTAGATCGTTCCCGATATCGCCGAATACTCCCGCGATCAACTCCTGATTTTTTGCTTCGTCGCTGGTCAGGGTGATCTTGATCGCCTTCGTATACTTGTCGATCTGCGATGCCTCGATGCCCATCTGCGCGCCGAAGCCCTTGACGGCAGTCATCAGGTTCTTGATCGTGTCGTCGAAGGTGCTTTCGCCTGCCGCATCGAGCGCGCCGTCCTTCGTGTACCGCTTGTCGCTGCGGAACAGGCCGCCTTTCTCAAGAATATTCTGGAATGTCTTGCCGTCGAATCCGGAGTTGCCGAACGTGCCTTCGATACCGAAATCCTTCACCTCCGGATTTTTGCGCCCGAAAAGGCGCGAGACGGTCGAGGCGCCCGAAAACATATTGGCCAGGGTGTTGCTCATCCCAAGCTTTTGAAGCCCGGTATTCAGGTTCAGCATCGGAGCATTAAATGGAATTTTGGTCGCACTGACCGTCCCGTTCTGTGCGTCCCACCCTTGTTTATAGAGGGAACTTGACAGCGCCATACCTGCGGCGATCCAGCCAACAATCGGGATTGCACCAGCGGCACCAACACCGCCAGCGCCGGCCGCACTGGCGCCACCAACTCCAGCAGCCGAAGCGCCGGCCCCAGCAGTCAGCGCGCCAGCGCCTGCACCGATTCCGCCAAAGCCCGCGCCAACCGCTGTCGTGCCCGCGCCGACGGCCGACGCGCCGGCGCCGGAAGCCAGCGCACTGGCGCCAATCGAGGATGCGGCAGCGGCACCGCCGAATCCTTCGAAAAGTTTCTTGCCCATATCGAGCAAGCCATTCCCGTTGGATGATCCTTTTGTGAACGCCTCGTAAATGGATTGCCCCATACTGAGAAGCCCGGAGCCGCCGCCGGAACTGCCGCCGTTGACGACACTGCCGACGACCTGTACCACCAGCGGTTTGATGAACATCTTGTAGATCTGATCGGCGACACTGGTCTTGAACGTGGTGACCAGTGACTTCGTGAACGACTTCCAGCCGCTCTTACCGTTGTTCAGCATGTCGGCAAAGCCGTTGCGGAAAATGTCGTCGTACTGCTGCACCGACTTGCGCCATTCATCCATCGCTGACTTGCCGGACTGGTTTTTATACCAGGTGTTGAATTCGGCTTGCAGCAGCTTTTGTGCCTCGGTCGAATCGCCGGTCATCTCGATCTGTTTGCGCCGCAAGCCAGCGTCGATCTCAAGAATTGCCGCCGCACGCTCGCGCTCGTCGACGATTGCTTCGGCTGCAAATCGCCGGTTCTCGTCAGCCAGCTGGGCGGCGTAGCCCAAGGCTTTTGTTTGCTGAACGGTCGATTTCTGAGTGCTGTCGCTCAGTTCTTTCTCGACACGCATTTGCGCAATCTGCTCTTCGGAAAACGCAATGCCCTTTGCCTTCGCATCGGCGAGCTTCTTTTGCAACTCGATCTCGGAGCGGATGGCGATATTTGCTATTTCATGCTCGTCCGCGCTCTTGCCGTACAGCGCGTATTCGGACGCGAGCGCATCCTTCGATGCCAGGCGCGCGGCGGTGCTTTGCAAGATGTAGTTGAGCGATTCCTTTTCGGCGGCCTGGACTTTTTGCAGCTGCTCGGATGCGGCCAGGTCCGCCAGCTTAGCGCGGACGACCGCGACAATGTCGGCCGACAGTTTTCGCTTGCCGGATGCAAGTTCCTGGTCGAGCTTGATGCTCGCCTTCTGGCTTTCCGTGGCGTTCTGCCCGGTCAGCAGCTCCAGCTTGTTGGCCTCCGTCTTAGCCGTGATCGAGGAGATCAGATTCGCATACTCGGCCTTCTCCTTCTCGGCGGCTGCGGAAGCTGCTGCTGCGGCGGCAGCGCTGAGCTTCTGGCCTTCGGCGGTTCTTTCGTTTTTTTTCTCGATCGCAATGATCGTTTCGATCTTGGCAGCGTGCTCTTTCTTCTCCTGGTCGGAAAGCGTCGATTTTCCGGCGGTAAGTTCGCGCTGAAACAGGATCGCCATTTTCTGGCCTTCGCTGAGCTTGGCGCCGCCGTCCGCTTCTGCCTTGAGCAAGGCGATGCGTTCATCCATGGACGCGGACAGCACTTTGTACGCGGCGGCTTGCTCCCTGATTTCAGCGGCTCTTTTGAGCGTGTCCTTGGCCACGTCCGCATTTTTTAACTCTGGCGCCTTGAGCTGCACCTCGTCCGGAAAAATCTTCTGGCCCCACGCCATCTTGATCGCCGCGACGTTGGCACGCGCGTAGTCGACCATCTTGTCGCCGGCTTTAGAAAACAGGCCAATTGCGTTGTCCCAAGTCTCCACAAGGCTCGCGGCAGCGGCACTAAAGTCGCCTTTAATCAAATTGCCAAATACCTTGACCACACCCTCAAAAGCATTTGGGAGCAGGCCCAAAGCGGCCTTGACCGATTCGACAACGATATCGACAACAGTTTTCAGCCCGTAGAACAAGGTGGTGAACCCGGCCATGGCGCCCCGGAACGCCTGAACAACCGAGGGCCAGCCCTCTTTGAAGAAATCGGCCAGGTTGGTGAGCGCCGGCATGATGTTATCGGCGATAGCGCGTTTGAAGCCCTGCGACGTGTTGTCCAGCTCGCTGTTGAATTCCGCCATGACAGAGGCGTAGCGCGCAAGCTCGGCCTGTTGCGCGCCACCGATCAGCAGCCCATATTCGCGCTGGCGTTCGGTCACGGCGGCCAGCTTCTCGGCCGTCACGCTCAGGGCGGCATCGATTTTTTCGGACGAGCCGAAACCCAGCGCGGAAGCGACGGCGTTGCGTTCCAGGCCGGTCGTATATTTCGCAAGCTCGGCCTGCACGTTGACCAAGACGTCCCGCATCGGCAGGAGATTGCCAGCGGCGTCCTTGTATTTCACGCCCAGCGCATCGAGGTCGTCGGCGTTCTCCTTGATGGCCGTGCCGGCCTCGCGGAAGGTATCGACATAATCGCCCTTGGAAACGCCGAGGCTGGCCAGGGCCGCGACCAGGCCGGACGCCTCAGTCGCGCTCAGCCGGAAGTTTTTTTGCAGGTCGACCATTTCCTTATTGGCGGCGACCAGGGCGTCAATGTTGGCGCTCTTGTAGCTCTCCCCGGTCAAAAGGCCCACGGCGAAGTCGATGGATTTGTACGCGAGGTAGATTGCACCTACAACTTCGGCCGCTACTCCGGCCACGGCGGCAGCGGCCCTCAAAGCGAGGCGAACTTTGATGTAGTCGGTCAGAGCTTCGAATCCGGCTTTTGCGGCAACGACAGCGGCGCCAAAGGCTGTTCCGGCGGCATACGCAACTGCCTCCTTCCAATTGTTGATACTTTCTATCGCGCTGTCCGGCACGGTCAGTTGTTCGGCATCCAATTTCAGGCCGCCCAATTTTTGCTGAGCGGATGTTGCAGCTGCGCTTGCGACGTCAAAGAGGCTTCGCGTTTGCTCCAGACCGGTGGCAAAGGTCTCGGCACGGACTTTCTCCGCAGCGGTCAGCGCTTCGATTTGCGCGAGGAACGGCTTCACCGAGTCCTGCGGCGCATTGGACTTCGCCAGCGACGCGTAATAGGCGGCGCTGGCCTTTGATCCTTCTGCCATTGCCGCTTGGGTGGACGCCACGGCATCGGCCAGGCTCTTCGATGCGGCTTGCACGCGAGCAGCGGCCGCATCGCCGCCGGCGCCGATCTTGGCGAACGCGCTGTCGCCCTTCCCGAGATTGTCGAGATTGCGCCCGGTCTTTGCGGCCGCATCGTCAATCTTGCGCATGCCCACTTCCACCTCGGACGTGTCGGCAACGACCTTGATTGTCGCGGTGTTCGTGATTTCTGACATTTGCAGCCCAAATAGGAACGCCACCCGAAGGTGGCTATGTTTTTGCGTAGATGCAGTTGATCGCGGCGACTTCCATGATCTGGATGTCGTGCTCAAGCTGGTCGTAATCGTCAGGGGCCAGTCCCATGCGATCCATTTTTCGATGCATTACCGTGTAGTCCAGGCCGCTCGGCCCGCCCGCGCCCGTACGCCACTGCGTGCGCAGGTACTGGAACAGCAGCAGCGCCGCCAGGTTGTCAGGCCACGGTTCTACTGCCAGCTCGCCTGCAAAGTCTTCCGCCGTCAGCCCGGCCGCCGCGAGTTCTTCGGGCGTCGGGCCTTTGGCGTACATGTCCTCTGCAAGCGCGATCAGTTTTTTGTGCGGGCGCCCATCAATTCCGTGAAATAGGCGGCAATGACTGCTTGGGCGGCGCCCATGTAGCGCTGCGTGAGCTTTTCCAGCGAGTCGGCATCGAACGGCTCGTCCAGATCCCAGCCGCTGGCAATGTCGAGCAGCACGTCAGCATCTTTCGGGCCGTCTTCACCATCGACCGCCTTGAGCGATTCGGAAAATTCTTTCAGCTCATTTTTGGTACGGTGCTTGAACGTGAACAGAATTTCAGCTTCGCCGGCGCCCGGGATTTGAATCTGCACAGGCGCCTTGAAGGTAGGCGCGACGTTCAGGGAGAATTTTTTAGCGATTGTCTTGGTCATTTTGTGCTTTCAGAGAGAAAAAGGCCGGCGGGGATCAGTCCGCCGGCATAGAAAGGCCTGCTGATGCAGGCCGGGAGACAACGGGAATTACGTCGCGTAGCGAACCGGGCGGCCTTGCAGCGCGATACCAGCCTTGACCGCCATCAGATTGCCCTTGCTGAGCGATGGCGTTTCGTCGAAGGCGCAAATGCCGTTGTAGAGGATGAAGCCGCCAGCGGGCAGCGTGGCGCGCAGCGCCGTGGTGGCGCGCGACTGCGCCACGGCCTTAAGCGCCTGGTAGCCAGCGAGTGCCGGGTCATCCGCGATTTCCAGGGCCAGCGATTGGGCCGACGTGGTGGTCGGAATCTGGCTGTCGAAATCCTGCTCCAGGAAGGAATAGGTCTGATACTGCGGTTCGCCACCCGAGCTGGTGCAGCCCATGATCTGGGTGATCTGCGTCCAGGTGTTGATCTTGCGGATCGTGCCGGCGCCGGAACCTGCCGGGTACAGGGTCGTCGATGTGGTGTCCAAGCCTTCGGCGACGATGGTGGTGCCGCTCGGGCTTTTCACGCGAAACACGCGGTTATTCGCGCGGCTCCAGCCCGAGGTAAATTCGACGAAATCGCCCGCTACGAGGGTGTTGGTGACGGTCAGTACCGCTTCGGATGCATTGGATGCGGCGGTGACGGTCAGGTTTGCGGCGTACGCGGTCGCCAGGGCGAGCACGATACCGTTTGGGAGGGAGACAGCCATTTGTGTTTTCCTTTCGGGAAATAAAAAACCCGCTCAAGGCGGGTCGTGGGTTCGCCCGAAATGGGCATGAAAAAAAATTTAAGTCAGGTGAAAAATTCAAAGTCCTGTATGGTCCCGCGCAGCCCGGTTGGCTCGTCTAACGTCGCTATGCGGCCCGTTAGCACGGTGGTTTGCAGGCCCGCCACGACGCGCAAGGCGTTCTCTGCCTGCTTGCCAATGCTGGTCGCTTCCAGCCGCGTGGTGGCCCATACGTTGACCTGCACGCGCGTGAGCTCTTTGCTCGGCACGCCGCCGTCAAGAAAGTTGATCGGCGCGCCGCCGACGGCCTGGAACGTGATGTACGGCGGCGCGGTGCCGACTGGCGCAACGTCTGCGAACACCTCGCCGACAGCGAGTTCTTGCAGCGCTCCGAGCACAGCTATTTCCATGCTCATTGGCCGCCCAGCCCTTCTTTGATTTTTTGCGCCAACGTGCGCGTTACTGCATCAGCAGCGGCTTGCTTTTTTGATTCATAAGCAGGGCGCAAAAATGGCTGTGCAGGCGAGTGCGCGGTCCCGAATTCGACAAAGCGCCAATAAAATGCGCCTCCCTTTACACCGGGGCGCCCGCCGCGCACCGTGACCAAATACGCTTGGCGCGTGCCGTCCGATTCCTCGATCAGCCGCTTTACGACAATGCTGCGGGCCAGGGCGCCGGTGCGCTGGTGCGCCATGGCGTTGCGCTTCGCTTCGTCCCTGAACACGGCCGCGCCGGCGAAGCCAGCCGCGCGAACGGTCGGCTCGCCAACTGCCTCAGTGATCTTGTCGGTGGCCTGCTTGAACGCATCGAGCAGCGCGCTCGCGTCGAACTTGATCATTTAGTGGCCTCGCAAACAAGGTCGAGGTGCTGGTGGCGCTCTTCGTCCGGCAAAACCGCCAGCACCTTGTAAATCGTTGCGCCGTGCACAACGCGCATCGCCGCCGTCAGGTCCGTCCGGTACCGCATGCGGATCGAAGCCTTGACCTGCGACACCACGGCGCCGGCCTTGATGGTTTCCAATCCGCCAAGAAGCCGAACGTCAGCCCAGGCGGTGGCGTGCGTGGCCCAGCCGCCTGGCAGCGGCTGATTGAGCGCGTCGCGGCCGGCGGGCGCCTGGATCGTGACCAGGTGGCGCAGGGATTGCGCGAAGGCGCTCACCCGTACACCCGGCAGGCGTCGAGCAGGCGATCGACATAAATCGACTGCGATGTTGCCTTGAACTCACGCGTGGCCGGGTCGAACTGCTCGCACAGGCGCGCCAGAATGTACAGCTGGATATTCTCGGGCACGGCGGCCGCGGTCGTTCCGTACCCGCACGTGTATTCCACGATCACCGCATTGCGGCGCGCGTACGTGGCCGGCCAGGCCGCGCCCGCAGCTGGCACGATGTAGCCCGGCTCTGTCACGGCGTCGACGTAATACGCTTCCGGCGCCAAGACCCGCAGCACGTTTTCGGCGTCGTAGTAGCTGACGCTTTGCACGGCGATCAGCGGCGCACGTTCCAGTCGAAGCGCGTCATCGAACGCCGACAGGGTCAGACGCCACGGCTGCGAGATCAGCGCGCGCCCGATCTGGTGCTCGCACTCACGCGTGATGCCCTTGATCCACAGCGTGATTGACGTATCCAGGTTGGCCGTCGTCTCGCGGAGCTGTAGCTTGGCGGCATCGAGAGAAACCGCCAACTCGACCGGCGGAGTAACTTGGCGTGAAGACATCAATTCACCCGAGTAAGGCGAGCATTTGCGAGGTCAACCTGAGCAACAGCTCCGGCCGATGTGCGAATGATGATGTAGGCGTAAGCGCCAACAGTGCCCACAGGGGCGGTTATCGTCGGTGTGCGCAAAACTCCTTTGTACGGCGCCGTGCCAATGGCCAGCGTTTCCGTGTTGGCCGGCATGTAATTCGCTGCTGCTGCAACGCCCGTCCCGCCAACCGTGCCGAAAGTGATGCTCAATTCGGCAATCGTCCCGGTAGTGGCAAGTGCCAGAACTTCTACTTCCATGAAAATTTGCGCGCCGACAGCAGGCGTCGCAACAAAAGCAGCGAAGCGGAAGATTTCGGTTGCGACTGCCGATCCCGTGATCGCGACACGCTGTACATTTCCTGGGAAGCCATCGTTAAAACTCGCCGCGCGCGTCACCATAGAGCATGCGCCAGAGATCGCGCCGGCGGTGGCTGCTGCCGTCCACTGCTGGCCGATCGTACCTGTCGCATTCAAGCCGGCCGTGCCGCCCGTACCTGCCATAAACATGCCGTTCCGGAGGTGGTTCGTCGAATCGCCGTTGGTGCCGTTGTAGTTGCAGTGCAGCCGGCGCGGCAGCCTTGGAATCACAGCATCGAGCTGGCGCGCGATCGCTATGCCCATCTGAACCGCTCCGGCGGCCACAGGATGCAGCGCGGCGCCATCAAACCAAGCGGCAACCGGCTCGCCCTGGCTGGTGGTGGTCAGGCTGGCGTGATCCAGCATTTGACGGTACAGGTCAATCAGGATCACGCCAGGGGAGCGCGCGGCGAAGTTTTGCAGCCACGAATTTAACGCGATCATATTGAGTAGCCGGGCCTGCGTCATGCCTGCGAAGCCGCGCGGGGTCATGGTTGCGATAATCAGCGCGATCCCGGCCGCTTGAAGCTTTGCGAAGATCGCCGTGTAATTGGCGATGGTCGTCGCGTACGGCACGTCCGAGCCGACATCGTTGGTGCCACCCATGAAGTAGCAGTATTGCGGGCGAAACGCCAGCACGGCCGTATCGATTCGCGCCAACATCTGTGCCGTGGTGTCGCCGTTGACGCCGCCGTTATTCAGCAGCTCGAAGCGCTGCTCCAGCATAATCTGTGCTTGCGTCCAATACCCCTTAGCCAGGTGCGCACCAAATGTTGCTGATGTTTGCGTGTTCTGATTCGAGATTGAATCGCCGAGAATCACGGCGGTCGCACCAGGGCGCCCGGTTGGCAGCGCTACACCGCCAGCACTAAGCGACGGCGCCGATTCACATTGCAGCTCGGCAGAAACAATGCCGCCACTGAACGAATCGCGGCGGGTTCTGAGCACATCGATCGCCAAATTGATTGGCATGGTGATGCCAGCATTGCGCGGCAGCGTTTGCCACGTGCCGCCATTGAGCTGGAACTGAAAATCGCTGCCGCCGCTGGTATTCGTGATCGTCACGCGCGAGGTGGTGGCCACGTAAGGAATGGCAGTGCCAGCGCTGCCGGGGTCGGCGGTAACCGGGACATTGAGCGCCGCCGCGTCGACCTCTGCCGAAATGCTGATTGCCTTTGCCATAGGTGTCCTTTTAGCGTTTCTTGTTGAGCTTCTGCACGGCGGCAGGCTCGTCTTCGTGGGTTTCGGCCGCCTGCTCGGCTGCTGGCTCGGGCGCAGCGGGCGCATCTGCGGTCAGCACCGGCTCAGGTTCTGTCCTGGTTTTACGCTGGGAATACCTGGCCACCTTGCAGTCCTCGATGAGGTGGCGCGCGAACTCGGGGCTGGTGCGCAGCACATCGCCCTCACCGAGCGTGCCGTGGTCGTGCGTGATCGCGAGTCCGAGGATTTCGATTTCGACTAATTCCATGCTTGCTCTCCTGATTGCGGGGCCAGCGGCGCCGGCCCCGCGTGGGTTACGCTGGCAGCAGGTCGCCGTAGCGGGCGGCAGCAGGCTTCTCGACGGTCAGCGCGAGGCGGCGCTCGGCGCGGATCGTGATCAGGTTCTTGGTGAAGTTGTCGCCGTCCGAGTCGGACAGGTCGACCGCGATGCCTTCGCGGTTATGCAGGGTTGCGGCTTGGGCCAGGCTACCGACCCACACCTTGCCGGCGGCCATGGCGTTCGACGCCACGACCGGGCGGCCGAACAGGGTTGGCACGACGGTCGACCCCGGATCGCCCAGCAGGTAGCGGTTCTGGCTATCTTTCGCCAGGCGCATCGTCCACCAGTCGGCGGTGTTCAGGATCACGACATCGGCCGGGTAGTCGGCAGCGGCGCAGTCACCGATCATCTTGCCGATCAGATCGAAACGATTGATTGGCGACAGGCCCAAGCCGGTCAGCGCTGCGGCGGTATAGCCATGCGCCGTGAAGTTGCCGACCAGGGTCAGGCCCGAGATGTTTGGAGCGACGCCGTTGCCGCCGACCAGCTGGTTTTCGACGCGGATATTCACGCCGTAGACCATGCGACGGTTGATGTATGCCGACAGTGCAGGGTTATCCATCGCCAGCTGGCGCGTGATCTTGATCCAGTGCGCGACCGTCGACACCGGCATGGTGCCGGGCGTGAAGGTGTTCGAGCTTTCCGGCTTCTGCGCACCTTCGGCGGTTTCGGCAGCGGCGTTGGTGAACACGTTCTCGCGCAGCCAGTCGATCGCGCTTGCCGAGGTCGGGACGCTGACCAGCAGGTCTTCGATGGTGAAGACGCGCCAGGCGCCTTCGACGATGCCGGGGCGGCGCTCGCTGAACGTGCCCGCGATCGTGTTGGTGACGGTGTTTTTCACCTCGACGCGCGTGCGCACGCGGCCGTCGCGCTTGAGGAAGTGGTCATAGTCAGCATGCTTGACGAACTGCGCGCCAACCGATTCGTCGGTCGCCGGTGCGTCGGCCTGGGCGGATTTCTGCTGCTCGAGAACGAGAAGGCGGTCGGCCAGCGTGCGCTGTTCGATGCCGACGGACTCGATGGCAGCCTTGGTTTCAGTCGAAATCTTGCCGAGATCCTTCATTTCGGCGTCGGCTTTGGTCGAAATTTCGGCCATTTTTGCCTCAACGCGGTCGAGGGCTTTGCTAATCAGGTCAGACATGTGTTTCCTTTGGGCGTAAAAAAAGCCGCTCGGGGCGGCTTAAATGGGTGAATTGATGCGGGTTATTGCGTCATGCGCTCAAGCCGGGCCACGATTTCGGCCTCGTTCTTGATCGCCCCGGCGTCGTCGCCTGCGTCCCGCAGGGAAAACAGCGCCTTGGCGCGGGCGGTCAGCGCTTGCGCCGCCCCTTTACTGAAATTCCCCGCATCCCGCAGGAAATATTCAAAATCTCGGATGGTCTCGACCTGGGCCAGGTCATCGGCGAACGCCTTGACGCTGGTCAGGTCGACACGGGCGAATTTGTCGGCCGGGAAGACCACGATGGACGTTTCGGCTAAGCGCGCTACCTTCCTGATGGTGCGGCCGCCGGACGTCTCGTCGAAGTCGCCCTTTTTCAGGCTGTAGCCGATCGACATGGAGTCCAGCGTGCCATGTTTCAGGCCCGCTTTTACCTCGTCGCCTTTTGCATTGCCGGGTGTGAACTCGCCAGTCAGCAGCAGGCCGTAGTCGTCTTCCACTGCCTTTACCCACCTCCCGATCGGGACGTCATAGCTGTTGTGGTTAAAGAACATTTTCGGTAGTCCGTGCTCCTTCAACGTGTCTGCGTAGGCGCCTTTGACGATTGTGTCGCCATACGAATCGACGTTGCCGAAGGTCGACGCGTAGCCGACGAACGTGGCATCGTCGCTTGCCAGCTTGAACTGAGCGTCGGCGATGGCGAGTGCTTTGTGTTCCATGTGATTCCTTGTTATTGGGCGATATCTGCGCCGGCGCCGCCGGATGCCGGCTTAATCTGGCCCAGCATCGCAAGCGGTGCCAGGTTCGTTTGCGCGGTCAGCACGTTGGTGCCTTCCATGTACGGCCAACCTTCCAGCTGGCGGGCTTCGGCGCGGGTGATGACGCCGTTTTGAATCAGCTTCGCCAGGATCTCGGCCCGGTCCTTGGGGTTGCCGCGCAGGAGCGCATCGAGGCTGAATTCCACCGTCATGGTGGCGCGCTGGCGCGGGGTCATCACGCGCTTGCGCACGGCCTGCTCGATGTTGATGAGCATGGGGCGCAACGCCGTGGTGTAGAAACCCTGGATCAACTGTTCGATACCTGAACCCCAGGCGGTGACGTTCGTGTGGTGGACCAGCACCGGCGGCACGTCAAGCCATTGGCACAGCTGCTCGGCGGTGAACTTGCGCGTTTCCAGCAACTGCTGGTCGACCGGGCTTAGGCCCATTGGCACGTACGACATGCCCGCCTCCAGCACGAATAGCCGGGACACGCCGCCCTCGGCCATATCCACGAAGTTGCGCTTGACCGTTGCGCGCTGTTCTTTGTCGAGCACCTTGTCGATCATCAGCACCCCGGAAGGCTTGCCGCCGGACGCGAACAATCGGCTGGCGTTGGTCTGCGACTTTGCGGCCTCGTCGGTCGTGGCGCGCATGAACTCCAGTTTCGCCATGCCGGTTGTGCCGTTCCCCAGGTTCTTGATGTGCAGCACATTGCGGTCCGATAGGACGGCGACATCGTTGCCGATGCGGTACTTGTAAATCATCGAGCCGTTTTCGAGCACTTCGGATTCGACTTGATCGGCAGGCATCGGCCACATGGCAACCGCCTCGCCAGCGCCGTCGCGGTCGATACGCGCGTAAGCGTTGCCGCGCAGGTCGTGATTCATCATCATGGCGCGCCAGAAATCGAACGGGGTCATGCGGCTGTTGGGCGATTCATGCAGCAGCTCGTACAGCCGCGATTTGCGCGCGAGTACCTTCTCGCCGCCCACCTGCTCATAGGCGAAGAACGGTAGGCTTGCCACCAGCGTCGCGCGGCGGTCGATGCACGCCCACACGGTGCTGATTTGCAGCGCACCATCGACGCCCACGCTGGCTGTATCAGGCGTCAGGGCCGCGCTTGGAAGCCCTGACTGCGTGCCAGGCGTTTCCGCAGTGGCGCCGCCTCGGCCAAACCAGCCGCGAAAGGAATTAAGAAAATTCATGCGCTGATCGGGTCGTTGAGAAAATCACTGATGTCTCCTTCGCTTGCGGGGTTCAGCGCCATCAATGACGCTGCGTCGAACAGGGCCATCAACGGGTCGATCTTCGCCGTCCCAGAAACCTGCTTGTTTATGCTGATTGCGTTGCGCTGCTGCTCAACACGAGCGTTGCTCACGGACCAAGCCATGATCGGCCGGCCGCAATGTATGAATTCACCGCCAGCTATTAGCCGTTCAGTGTCTTTTATGGCGCCGTTCAGGCGCCAGCCCTGGCTAATAGCGACAATGTCGCCGCCAGTTTCAATTGAGAACTCCCTTGAACTCAGCTCCTTAACCACTGCTCCAATGCCAGCGCCGTCAACGCCGATGCCGTGCTTGGAGGGGAGGATGCCGGCGTCCCTGATTCTGCAAATAATATCTGCCACGTCTCTGACATCCGGACCTGGCACCTCAACGATTGTCAGATCGCCATCCTTCTGGAAATCCATCAGCCGCGGCGCGATCTCCTTCCGGCGCTCCAGCACAATTCTGTGCGCCCACGCATGCCCCCAATGAAGCCAGCGGCCCGTTCCTCGCTCGCGACCGATTACCGCTAGGCCAAGCAAGTCATCGAGTCCGCCACCGTCGACCCCAACTACCGCGACCTCGCACCGTTCGAGCAGGGTATCCAGAGATAGCGCCGGGTCGCCAGCAGCCTCCCAAAAATCGGCGCCGGCCCAGCGATCGGAGCGGAGACTCAAGCCTATTTCGATGTTTAGGTGCTTAGCGAGAAATTCCTTGAACTTTCCCTCGTCTCCCTCTTTGGCCGTGCGGTGCAGTTGGGTCATACGCTCAATGTCTACCGAGCGCCCCCAGTTAGGGTTTGTCACATATGCATTATTCAAGTCCCGTGCGGCGCCAGATTCAAGCATCGCTGCAGGAAATTCATAGATGATCGGTAGGAATCGATGGTCGTGCACGATGCCGTCGCGAACTTTGCGTGCGTAGCCAAGTTTGTCCTTGAATACACCAGCTGGCGGCTCTGCTGATTGGGTGGTCGCATAGATGACGAAGCCTTCAGGCCGCGAGGTCAATCCACCGGTCGCTTCCAGCAGCATGTTCGAGGCTCTGGCCTGCTTACCAAACTCATGCAACTCGTCGACGAAGACGAACGACGCTTTTTTCCCCGAGACCGCATCACTATCGGCGGCCACCACCTTCAACGTCGCCCCATTCTGCGTGTGCGTGATCAGCCTAAAGTGATCCTGCACCTTGAGCAGTGCCTCAAGTTCCGGGTCTGCCCGGATCATCGTGGCGATGGGCTTGTAACTGTTGTCCGCGATTTCTTTCGTGGGACTCAGGATCAACAATTCGGCTTGGGATCGCCAATTCATGATCAGCGCACAAAGCATAATCGCCGCGGCGATCGTACTTTTTGCGTTCTTCTTGCTGACCATAAATAAGAACTCGTTGATAATTCGGCGGCCCTCTGGCGTTTCTGATCCAAAAACCGCCTCGACGAATTCGCGCAGCCAAGGCAGGGAGACATCGCGAATCATCGGATGCCCGTCAATATCGACAAGCCGAAATCCCCCAACTATCTCCCAGGCCTCGGCGGCCCGATCTGGGTACGCTGGCGGAAAACAGATCAGTGATTCACGCGCAACAATCCTGCGCTCCCAATCTAGGCACGCTGTGGACTGTGTCATCTGTTTTCCTTAATGCTGTGTGTTCTCGCCTGGGCGAGTGCGTGTTCCGTATTTGGCGGACGTTGCCGGCTTGTCCGCATCGCCAGCACTGGGCTTGCCTCCCTCGCCCAATTTTTTGTGACGGAATGGAGCGGCCAGGCCGGCCGCCTTCAGGCGCAGCGCTACCGGGACTTCGGCGTGGTGCATGAAGAACTCCAGCACTTCGACTGGCGTCAATCCGTCCGTTGAGCCAGCAAATTCGGCACCTTCGTTCTCCGGATTCTTCTTTCGGCCAGCGCCTTGTCGTGCGCCGCCGCTCTTGCCTTTTACACCTGCCATTTGAATTTCCGTTTGAAAAGGTCCGAGTTTTGCGCGTGAGAGAACATGCGGTGTCCAAGGAAAATCCCCTCAGACTTTTGACCCGCCCTACCCATGCGATCCTCCAACTAGTGGTTGCATGCTTTTAGGAAATTTTCTAGCCGGCGTCGTGACAGCCTCCTCGGCAGTCCAGCCCCTGCTCAGCCGATCAACGATGGTGGCCCGTGTCACCGCGCCCACCTTCGCCGCCCATTCGTTCAGCGTCAGCCGCTCACCGCCGATCGTCAGCCCGGTGCGGTAGCGCCAGCCCCGCATGATCTTGTGGTGTCCGCGCTGCTGGTTGCACACAGCACACGCAGCCGACAGGTTTGCAGTTACATTGTTGGTCGGGTCGTCGTCCAGATGATCAACGTGCATGTCCTGCCACGTCACCTTCTTCCCGCAGCAATGGCATTCAAACGGGCCTTCGCCATGGGCATCGTAGAAGACGACCCGGTGCTCATAAGCTCGATACTTGCCCAATGCTCGCGGATGGTTTTTGGCAGGCTGCAACAGGTAGCCGCCCGAATGTTGAAGGTTGCCGGGGGTCGCACCGCCGATGAATTCGGTCGTCCCGTTCCTTCGTGCGCGGTAGTAGTGCGTCTCGCACATAACCGCGCCAACACGCGTTGCTGCGTTGGTGCAGCGATCAACGCAGCATGGCGCGCATGCCTTCGCAGCCTTGCGCGCTGCATCGGCTCTGCCCTGACACTCGGAACCGCAATACTTCCGCGCTTTGCCTCTTCCTGTCGGATGCGTCATAGACGTGCCGCATCCGGCGCATGTATCATAGATACCAGCCATTCCGTTCTCCAGTAACGTGATGGATAAAAGCCGGTATGCGTTTGCGCACATACCGGCTTTGCTTTATGAATTGCTTTGACCTGTCGCGCGCCTGGCCGCTTCACCCGCAGATTTTTCTAGGTGACATGGGCCGCACAATAGTTGCTTATTTGCATCATCATCACCCCCGCCTTCACACAGCGGCTTGATGTGGTCGACCAGGTAACCAGGCCTCTTGCACATCTGGCACAGCCCACAGTCGCGCGTCCTGATCTTGATGCGGTCCGCTACACCTGCGCTACCACGGAGGCGCTGTGCCACTTGAGCGGATGCGACAGGAAGGGCCCGGCCTGGGCTTGCCACCTTCAGCCGCGGCTTGAGCGTTTGCAGCTTCACGAGCTTACGCAGTTGTATTGCACTGTGCCGCACGATGCTCAACGAGCGGGCTTTGCCTTGAGTGTGAGGCCGCGCTCTATCATGCGCCTCACTTTCTTCATGTCCGGCTCCATACCGGTCACGGCGCAGATGAAGTCCAGCGTGTGCATGTAGGGCATCAGCCACCATGCGCGGTGCACGGTGAGAGTGCAGGTAATGGTGCGCTCGGTCATGGCTCGGCTTCCGGTTCGTCGTTGTGCGGGATCAGCCCCCAGCCCAGCTCTCGGCAGATGTCGGCGGGTGTGGGTGGAGGATCTTCTTGCTCGGGGTGCGTGCGGTCGCTCATGTAGGCGCGCACCTTGCGATTGTCGGGCTTGGTGGTCTGCGTCATGGCAGCCGCCAGTCGGTGAGCGGCCATGCAGCGCGGACGATTCGGAGATGCTCAGCCCGGTCATGGCGTTGAGGATCGTTGGCATCTTGCTCAGTGGCAGCGGGCATGGGCAGGCCGATCAGTTCAATAGCGAAGGCTGGATCGCATCTTCCAGCAGGTGGCGTTCGTCGCGCAGCGCTGGCAGTTCACGCTTGCGGGTCAGCATCAGGTGCGAACCGAACGAGGCGCGCACTTCGGAGGCTACCTCTTTGGCGATCAGCGCCTGCATCTTCTGCCACAGGTTGCGCTCGCCGCTGGCGATGTGCTCGGCCATGGCGTTGAATGCGGCAATAAATTCGATCTTCTTCGTCAGCGCTTTCTTGCCACTGAATCCCATGACCAGTAGCATGAAGCCATCCTTTGTCATATCGCACACTCGCAGTGGCTGGCCATTCTGCAAGTCACTGATTTCAAAGCGGAATCCAAAATTGGATTCAAACCAGTCTGCCGGGCAGTTGGCCTTGAGGCGTCGAACGTCCCGCAAAATGTGCGCGTGCGACTTGCTGAACTCTGCTGCCACCAAGTGCGAATTGGTCGTCAAGCGGTTATCAGTTACCGCAATCAGCCCGGTCGAGGTGAAGTTTTGCATGGCTTTTCCTTCGTCAGTGGTCGTCGTTGAAATGGGTGCGCAGAAGCAGGGACGAGCTGCTCTTCGGGTTGCAACCCTATCTGCGCGTTGAAACGAAAAGGGCGACCCGAAGGCCGCCCTGTAATTAAAGGTCTGGACTCGCACCTTGCGGCCCGGCATCTGCCGATTTAAGCGTGTCGTGACTTGCTACTCTGTGTTGGTTAATCGCTCACCTCCGGCACCGGCCCGTTGCTCGGGATCAGGTGCCACCCGAGCAGTCGCCTGATTTCCTCAAGCGACGGCGGCGGGTCTTCTGCGTGCACCCGGCGCTCCAGATACTCGCGCGTGAGGTGCTTCGGTGGTTTTGTGGTCTGCGTCATGGCAACCGCCAGTCGGTGAGCGGCCATGCAGCGCGGAAGGCTGCGCGCGGCGGGTAGACGCGGCGCCATCCGGCATAGCTGCGCTCCAGTCGAGCCAGAAACGAGTTGCGGCTGAATACCATGACGGCCTCACGATGCGAATGGACAACGCAAAAAGCCCGCTGACCTTTCGGGGCGGGGCTGATAAATGTTCCGGGCGTGACTCGGCTCCCAAGCTGGGAACCGGCCTCGTCAAGCTCGACGGAATTAAGTTGTATGCGTAATTGTAGAGGTTTCTTGCGCAGTGTCAATGAATTGTGGCATTTAATTGCTGAAAAGATGCTCCTTACGCTTTATTGCTGCGCCAATTCTTCGATAGCCGCCTGCGCAGCGCGGACGCGCAGCACGAAGTCGGTCTTGGGGATGCTCATCTTGCGCATGATCAGGTCTGGCGGCGCCATCTCGATGTAGCACCAGTCGAGCAGCAGACGGTCGAAGTCGCTCAGTGCGCGCATGCCGACCTCGATGCGTGCCGCGTCCACGCTGTCGATGGCGTGGCGCCACTGCCGGCTGGGCGGGCTGCCCTCGGCCTCCTTGCGCAGCTTGTCGCAGATCGCGCCGGTGACGCACGCCGCGCCGCCTCCGCCCTCCGACGAATTCACCCAGCGTGACCAGTTCTCAAGGCGCAGGCCGATCTCGCGGTCGGCATACGCGGGCGCTGGCTCGGTTCCCGTTGGAGCGGGAACGGTCGGCCCGGCCAGCACGTACCCGGCATCCGGCACCGGGTCAGCCTTGCCGCCCCATTGCAGCGTGATCGTGGGCCGTGCGCTCACAGGCGGCTCCGTTCATATTCGCGCCGCGCCGCGCTTTCCATCCGCGCGCCAACGATAGCGGCAAGCGACAACACCAGGCCGCCGATGACGATGCCGAAGAAGATGGTCAGGGCGACGGCGGTGAGGACTTCGATTTCGTTCAGCATGGCTGTGCTCCTTGAGGTGCAGGGTTGGTTTTGTAATGGGCCACGACAGCCAATGCGGCTTCGACCGAATTCACGACGTGCACGGCCGCCTTCCAGCCGGCGCGCCATTTCTCTTGGTCGGGCGTCAGCTGCTGCTTGCTTGGCGGCTTCGCGCCGTCCTTGACCTCGATCAAGAACACATGGCCGTTGACCGCGCACAGCAGGTCCGGGCAGCCCATGCCGACTGCGTGCAGGTGCTGGACGGTGCAGCCTGCCTTGCGCAGCGCCTGGACGATCTCGGGCTGATTGGCGTCGGCTTTTCGTGCGAAGCTCATAGCATGCCTCCCGCGCGCAGGAGCACGTGCGTCCGCTTGACCGCCGACCGGAACGCCGCCTCTACGGCTTCGGCTGTCATGCCGCGTGGACGGGGGCGGCGCCCGTCCAGCACGTCATGGCACGCACTGCAACCGTAAGCCGCTGCCGTGTCTGGCGCTTTCAGGCCCATCCCCTTGCCGTCCGCGAGATAGTTGCTGTGGCAAAGCACCGTTGTTTCAGGATCGCGGTTGCAGATGCCCGGCAGGCAGATCGTGCACGACTGGTCGCGGGCCGACTTGCGGATTGGCGTCATTGTCGGCCGGCTGCGCTTCATGCGTGCGCGCGGCTTCGGCTCCTTCTTGAGCTTCGGCTTGGCGCGCTTTACCTGCACGCTGGCGTAATCAGCAGCGGGCGGGCAGCGAAGAAGCGCGGTTCGTTTCATGCCTTCGCTCCCAGCGCCACATAAACGCGGTACTCAGCGCCAGGCGTGCGCGGGATAGTCTCAAGGTGCTGCTGCGCCAGCTCGGGCGTGGTGAAGGTCTGGCTGATCGCGGTCCAGCCGACGATTGGGCCATCGTGGCGCTCGACAGCGTATCCGGCGTGGTTGGTGGCGGTTCTCATGCTGTTGCTCCAGTCAGGTGAGCGCCCATCGCCGTCTTGGCGAAGCTGATTTGCAGGCTGGACAGGGTTTTGTCGCCGCGCGCCAGGCGCTCGTGGATGCGTTTCGCCCAGGCCTTCGGATCGTCGCCGCGCCCCTTGATGACCCCGGTAGCGCCCAGGTCGGCCAGTATCTTCGTGGCGTGCGCCTTGGTGGCAGGCGACACGTCGGGCATCGGCAGCAGCACGCGCGCGGCCGGGATCGGCGCCCACTCGCCGCGCTCCATCTGCGACTTGAGCAACGCGGCCCAGCGGTCTTTGACGACGGCGTAGGTCTGGCCCATCAGGTCGGCGCGCAGCAGGCTCGCCGCCCAGTAGATCGCCGGGTGCGACCACGCGCCCATCTCGCCCTTGCCGCGCGCTTCCAGGCCGGCCAGCGCTTCGTGGTAGGCGATCAGCGGGTCAGCGCTCGGGCGGCACGCGAGGATGAACTCAGCGCAGCTCGGCGGCCAGGTGAAGCGATTGCGGCACTCGCGCAGCCCGATCTTGACGTCGGCGGGCGTGATGTGCTCCTCCTCGAACGCCTCGACCCAGCTCTCGGCCCAGTTGTCGATGGCCTGTTGGTTGGCAAAGTTCGAACGCCACTTGTGCGGGTAGGCGCCGTCCAGACGGTTGAACAGGTGGTCAACGAAGTTGATTCCCAGCGCCGGCACGATGTCGAACCACTGCGAGTACGGGCGAGTCAGGGATGATGCTGGCAGGTCTTGCACGAGGGTCAATGTAGTCATGGCGGTATCCGGTTGCGGTTCACGTAGGCGACGGGGTCGAACTTGGCGGGCATGGCGGCCGGGCCAGCGCGGGCGGTCGGCGTTCGCAGCTTCGCCCAGTCGTCAATGACAGCGTTTTGCAGGGCTTGATCCCAGTCCACGTACGTGTAGCCGTTGGCCTTGGCCTTCCGGACGAACGATTCGAAGTGCGCTTGCAGGTCGGCATGGCCTTTGGCTGAGGCCCAGGCTTGCACCGCAGGGGAGATGGCAAAGTCATCGGGCATGAACGTCTTCGCGGGCTTGCGCGCTTTCGGCGCGGCCTTTGCTTTTGACTTACCTGGTTCTTGGTTCTTGGTTATTGGTTCTTGGTTATTGGTTGGCATTGCGTCCGCTATGCGTTCGCATTGCGTTGGCATTGCGTTGGCATCTGCAACAGGCAATGCGCTCGCATCCACCGGCTTACTCCAGCGCTTGTTCGCCGCCTCCGCTGCCTTGCCGCTCTTGGCCTTGAACGCACTGATCTCGGCGTCGCAGCGCTTGTGCGTCCAGCCTGCGTCGGTCAGGTCGAAGAACTCGGCCAGGACGACGCGTACGGCTTCCTGCTCATCTGGCGCGCGCGCACGGACCACACGAAACAGCGCTGCTTCATCAGCAGGCAGCGGCGCTTCGGTGGTGTAGTAGCGGTCCATCAGGCGACGGTATGCACCATCCTCCAGCAGCGACAGGTGCGCTGTGTCGGTGGTGTAGTCGCCGATGTGGTGGGAGTAGTAATTCACACACCCACCTGACGCGCATCAATGCGCTGGGTGCTGGCTGGGGCATGATGATGTGGATGACGGGCCGCCGAACGCTTGTAGGGCGCCAGGCGAACGCCCAGGCCCTTCTGGTAGCCAACGAGCCAGTCCGCCAGCGCAGGCGCGCCAGGGTTCATGTTGTGGGAGTCTTCCGCGTCGCCGCGACGGCCAGCGTCGAAGCCTTTTCCACGCATGGCGCGGCGGTCGGCGGCCTTCTCGACTTGGAGCAGGCGCAGCGTCAGGATAATGTCGCGCACGGTTTCCATAACCGCATCTGCCTGCACTGGGGACATTTTGCCGTCGGCAACAGCCTTCGGCAGAAAGCCCTGCTCACGGCGCTCGTAATCGACCATGTACGCGATTTGTACGTTCAGCGACCTCATGACTCACCGCCAGTCTTTTTGGCTGCCTGCTGCTTCATGTACTTCTCGACGGCTTCGGCAAGCTCGCGCTCGGAGGCGATGTGCTTGGCCCGTGCAGCCGTCAATTCCTGGCGCGTGCCAAGCCAGTCGCACGATTTCGACGCGACCTTTTCAAGGTGGTGTTGCTCTTGCTGCGTAAGTGGCATTTCAATTCTCCTGTGGCTGTTCTTCTGGCAACTCGTTTCGCAGTCGGAAGCCTTTAAACCCGAGTTGGACGCATCTGTGCGCCGCCGCGTCCCGAGCGCGAGCCGGGGAACATGCGCGGCTGTTGCTTCGGGGCGAGGGGCCTACGTTCGGCCTCTCGACGGCGCGGCGGCTGTGGCGCAACATTCGCTCCGGTCATCTGCGCAACGACAAGCTGGTAAGCCAGCGTGGCGCTGCGGGTGCCAATACTCGTGCAATAGGCGGCGAAGTCTTCCTTCTGCTCCGGGCTGACGCGCACACGGATAATCTCGGTGCGGGCGTTGTCGAGCAGCTTGTTGAGAATGTCGGCGCGGCCGGTCGTAAGGTTCTTGGTCATGGGATTTCTCCTGGTGATGCGGGTTTCAGGGTTGGTAGGGGCGCTTCTGTTGCGGTGGATCAGGGTGGCGCGGGGGTGCGGGAGTTTTTGTCCGCAGATTTGGTTGTGTCAAAAAATTCAGGTCGCGCCAGTCTCAAAAACATCAGGCGAGCCTTGGGGATGCCGCCATCACGCCACTGCGAAACTGCTGCCGCGCTTACTTCGCACAGCAAGGCGACCTTAGCTGTGCCGCCGAGTGCGTCAATGATTTTAGAGTCGCTCATTTAATGCGCCTTAGTGGATTGATTTCGGCAATGCTAAGCTGTCTTAAGAAAAATGTCAAGCCAACTTAGGAATGTATTTGTTAAGCTAACTTTATGAACCTACTATCTGAAAGACTGAACTGGGCTATGGACCGTGCCCGCTCTTCAGGCAACAGCGTGATTCCTGCTGATCTTGCCCGGGCTGGAGGCGTGTCCTCGGCTACGGTGACCTATTGGATGAGCGATACAAATGGCATCAGCGCGGCAAAGGCTCGACTAGTGGCCGCCTTCCTTGGGGTTGATCCCTTGTGGCTTGAAAACGGCTCCGGGCAACCGGAGATCGGGCGCGAGGCGGCGCAGGCCGCCAAGAGTACCCAAACGCACCAAGAGGAACGCTCAAATATCATCGCACTTCACCCTGACGACCCACTTCCGGACGATATGGTTTCAATCCCAGAGTCTCGGATCGAGTTTTCAGGAGGAAGTGGACGAACACCAATCTATGAGTTAGTAGAGAGTAGCGAGCCGGCGACGTACCGCTTGTCGTGGTTCCATCAGGAGAGAATAAACCCTAAGCATGTTCGGCGCTTTCGCGTGACTGGTGACAGCATGGAGCCAATGCTATTTCCTCGTGACACTATTTTGGTGAATGCCGATGAGACAAACATTGTCGATGGGAAGCTTTATGCGATTCGATACGGTGACGATTTACGCGTCAAATATTTATACCGACGGCTTGATGGGACAGTGGTGCTGCGCAGTGTAAATCCTGCTTATCGAGATGAGGAAGTGCCGCCTGAATTGGCGCAGGAGTATATTTGCGTTATCGGGCGCGTACGAGATAAGAGTGGCAAAGGTGGACTTTAACGGGAAGAGTTTTCCATTACAACCATTGGAGGGATATAAATGGAATTTGTTGCGATAGATTTTGAAACTGCAAACCCTAATCTTTCAAGTATTTGCCAAGTAGGCTTAGTCAAATTTAGAGAAGGTAAAATAGTCGATTCATGGGAGGCTTTAGTTAATCCTGATGACTATTTTCACGATATGAATTGCTCTGTTCATGGCATTGACTCTACGATGGTAAGCGACGCTCCAAAGTGGATTGATATTCATCGAGATTTAGAAAAATGGATGCAAGGCGCTATTGTTGTAAGCCATACTTCATTTGATCGACTTGCATTTCATCGTGCTTGCGAAAAAGAAGGCGTAAGCAGTCACATTTGCACATGGCTTGATAGTTCAAGAGTAAGTAGGCGAGCATGGCCCGAATTTTCATACAGCGGATACGGTCTGAAAAATTTAGCGAGACATTTTGGCATTGCTTTTACCCATCATAACGCGAAAGAAGATGCCCGTGCTGCCGGTGAAATTGTTTTGCTTGCCGTTGAACATTCTGGTCGATCTATCGAAGAATGGATTGTCCACTCTCATAAACCAATTTCGCAGAATATAAGTAGAATTCAATTGAGTGGCAATCCGACTGGCCCTCTATTTGGAGAAACTCTAGTTTTTACTGGCTCGTTGATAATCCCTCGGTCCCGTGCGAGTGGTCTTGCGGCAGATGCAGGATGTAATGTTGACCCCGGAGTGACCAAGCGCACGACTATACTGGTTGTTGGCGATCAAGATATTCAGAAACTTGAGGGACGTGAGAAAAGCTCAAAGCACAGGAAGGCAGAAGGACTCATTATGGATGGCCAGCAATTGAGAATTATCGGGGAAAGTGATTTTGAGTCGTTGCTAAGCAATAAATTTTGATTGCCATCATGAGCGCATAAGGCGCAACGGCACGCCAGGATGCCGAATAGGAGCGCAGCAGATTGAGTAGGCTGAAAAAATGGTGGCAGGGCAAATACATTCCACCCGATCCAAAACACGACGATTGGCTTGTCTCCTTCGGGCATCATGACAGGCCTATCCTCGCAAAAATTTGGTTGTGGCTCGCCCGACATTTGCCAGTCGATACTGGCTGGCTGGTGAAAATCTTAATCGGCGGGTGCGTGGCTGCCGCTGTCGGCATCAGCGTCAAGCACTTTTAATTCGACCTTCCGCGCCCCTACAGGCATGCCGCTGGAATCCCTTACATACTCAATGGCGCAAACCGTTTCTTCGCCCCTGGTTGCCAAGTAGACCAGCACGCCAAACGCCGACCCGGCGCAGGCCACAGCAGTTAAGGTTCCCGCAAAAGCGGCCCAAAAAATCTCATCCATCACAATCCTTTATGCCCTGTATTGGACTTTTGTTAAAACGATCCCGCAGACGCGGGAGGCGCAACGGCACGCCAGGATGCCGATGATAAAGGAGACTTATGCAACATGATGCCCAAGAGGTCGCTCGGGTGAAGGAAGCGCTAACGACATTGGTGGAACGGATTGATGGCATGCTTAATACGCCCGCTCGGGAGTTGTCATCAGCCGTCCAAGAAATGCTTCATCAGCAAACGATAGAACTGAAAGCCGATATCAAGGCAGCAAACCACCGTGAAAAAATCGAGGACGACCGTGTCCCGGCCACGCCGGTCGAGCGACATTACTATGCACCCGCCCTGCGCGAGGCATCTGCTCGATTCACGTTGCGGACAGATGTAAATCCTAAATCTCCCAAATGGGCTGCGGGGCTGCGCACGGTTCGGTTTGAGATTGAGTACCGTCTTGACCAGCTTGTGCGCATAGCTTCTTAAATCCCAACTGGACGAGACAAATTTTAACGAATGCGCTATCACGCAGGGCATCAGCCTCGCTTCCACTCTGTAGCCGGAGTTGCTCTAGTAAGTAGAGCGAACTCTTCATATGGTGCAAAAGGTCATGGCGCGTAAAGCCGCCTGGCTCGGCCTCATAATTTCGCATCACCTCTCTTGCATCCTCCTTTAACGCCTCGACATACTCTTCAGTGGTGACTTTAGTGGCATATCGCGCCTGCATTCTTGCCGACTCCGCATCCTCCTGCTCCTTCCGAAACTGATCCGCCTCACGACGCGCAACTAGCCAAAGTGTCAAGCAGACGAGCGTTGGGGCGCTGAGCGCCAACACCTCCCAAAATATACACATCATCACATCCTCCACGCCAGCGCTCGCTGGCTTTTTTGCCCAGGTCGGGCGGATCATATTGCCAATGTAGCTACAATGAAGCGCGCCCAGTTGCTTCCCGGCGGCGAGGCGCTCCCACTCAACTACGAAAGCTCTTCATGGAACTCAAAACCCAATGCCCGAAGTGCGGCAATAACGTCCAGCATCAGGGCCCCAGCCTCGACCTGGATGGTCAGTTCTCCTGCGTCGCCTGCGGCCACAGCGCCCAATTTGGCGACTTCCTCACCGCCGAAACCCGCAACAGAATTCTTGAGGCGGCCAAGCAAGAGTGGGTCAAGTCGCTCGCAGGTATCCCCGGCTTTAAGGCACGTTGATACCCAGTCCAACTTGCGTTGAAATTCGGATAGGTCAGCATTAATTTGAAGTTTCATCACATCCCCTAAGCCGCCTTGAGCGGCTATTTTTCGTCCGACGATTCGGGCGATGAGGCATTGTACACAAAACTAAGTTAACTTAAAATCTTTCGCTAAGTTCGCTTGACTCAAATACTAAGCTGACTTAAGATTACTCCATCGAATCAGCAACCAGATGGAGCCGCAAATGAACGCACCGATCTTCGCCAAGTACCTCGCACCAGCCAGCAGCACCGTGACCGTCAGCGGCTACGACCACGACGGCATCAAGCTGAACGTGACCGTCGAGCGCGACAAAGACGAATGCACCGTGACGCGCGTCACGGCGGCTGACAGCGCCATCGATCTGTTCGACATCTTCAAGCCAGCTACGGTGTGCAGCATTGCCGCTGCCATCGACGCTCGCCTGAACGAAGAAGCCAGCAAGCAAAACGCCAGCGCCCGCGCCGACCGCGCTGCACACAACCGCGCCATGGTGGCAGCATGAGCGCCGCCCGCGTGTTCACCGAAGCCGAGCTTGAGCAGATCGAGGAAGACCGGCTCGACGCGCTGCGGTACCGCTTCCTGCGCGATCAGGCCGAGCAAGCAGCCCTGCCGCGCGGCGCACGCATCGCCCCTCATCACGCCGCCTGGGCCGTGCCTGCGTTCGTCGGCGCCACGTTCGAGTCAGGCGTGAATATCGAAATGCTCGTAGCCGGGGTCGCGCCGTACGCCTGATCCCACCCACCACCGCCGATCCACCGCCACCCACGAGGTGGCTTTGGGCGTGCAAGCCCACCAACAACCAACAGGAGAATCACATGGCAATCAAAATCCGCAATCGCTGGTCCGGCAAAGTTATTTTCACTCATGCAGTTGAGGGCGCCACGATGGCGCAGGCTGTGAAGGCGGCTCGTGATAACTATGCCAGCCTGCACGGTGCCGACCTGCGCGGTGCCAACCTGAGCGGTGCCAGCCTGAGCGATGCCGACCTGAGCGGTGCCGACCTGCGCGGTGCCAACCTGAGCGGTGCCAACCTGAGCGGTGCCAACCTGCACGGTGCCGACCTGTCGCCAATCCGTAACGACATCATCGCTATCCTGTGCTCGGCCCCTCACGAGGTCCCTGCGCTGATCGAAGCGCTCAAGGCTGGCCGTGTGGACGGCTCCACTTACTCGGGCGAATGCTCGTGCCTGGTTGGGACGATTGCCCGCACGCGCGGCGTGGCCGTGGATGACCTCGAAGGCGCGCTCATGCCAGACAGCTCGCGCCCAGCGGAACGCTTCTTCCTCGGCATCAGCAAGGGTGACACGCCAGAGACTAGCCAGTTCTCTGCGCTGGCCTTGCAGTGGTTGCAGGAATGGCTAGACAAGATGCGCGCTGCGTTCGCTCCGGCGTAAGCCTGCGGCAAAGAGTATCCAAGGCGAATACGCCAGGGCGTGAGTCGACACCGGCCACCACACAGTTTCCACTTGCCGGGATGCCGGCGCAAATAACAGGGAGAGCAGCGATGGAAGAGCAGGAATTGCGCGCGGCGCGTGATACGGGGCTGGAGGAAGCGGCCATGCGTTGCAGCCGGGCCGCCGACACCTATGCAAAGCGTGCTGGACAAAGCGGCAGCATTGGATGGCAGGTCGCGGTGCATCTGGAGCGCGAAATCCGCGCCCTCAAGCCCATCGCCGCGCCCGCCCCGGTGCAGCAGGCAGCGCCGAGCTTGCCTATCCAAGCCGCTTTGAAACGCGCAGCCGGCGTGATCGAACTGTTTGACGATGCGACGATGACGCAGGCTGGCTACATGCTCGACGCTGGCGAGTGCGCTGACATCATTCGGACCTTGGCTGATTCGTCGGACTACGCCGCGCCCGCCCAACCGGCCGGCCTGAGCGAGCAGGACAAGCTCGATGCGGCGCGGTATCGGGCGATTCGTGATCCAGAGACCAACTACGACTACGGCATAGGCGTAACTGACTGCAATCACTTCACGATTGAAGGGAAAGAGCTCGACAACCAAGTTGACGCCATTCTCGCAGCCAAGGAAGCGCCATGATCGCCCGCCTGATCCGCGCCACGTCCGCGCTGAACCTGAACGCCGTCGCGTTCGGCCTGCTGTTTCTGGCCGTGCTGGTACTGGAGTCGAACCCATGAGCAAAGAATTGACCGACGCCGAATTCGATGCGCTGCACGGCGGGCGCGAGCTTCTCCCAATCGAGCAGCTCATTTACGAACAGGAAGGCGCTGAGCGCTTCGCCCTGCTGCATGGGCGCAAATAACAGGGAGAGCAGCATGTCACTGGATCACGGAGTTTTGAATACACCGCTCGCCAAGCGCGCGCCTCAGTACGGCTTCGATGCGCCAGTGAAGAAGGCCAAGGCTGTTCCGATTTGATCTGTTTGCCAATCTTCCCCGCGTTAGTGGGAAGAATCACACGGATGCTGCTTGTTCACCGGTTTTGACCGGGTTTAGCGACAGGTGCAGGCGGCATCCGTGTGGTGTCTTCTAAACTGGTAGGAACTGGTGCCGTCTTGTGCCCAGCATGCAGGTTCGAATCCTGCCACCACAGCCAACAACCAGCCGGATACCGGCGCAACTAAGGGGAAGTAAATGGCTACACGTCTCGTACTGCGGACCAGCGATAAAGATGGCCGCGCCCATGGCGGCTTTCAGTGGCCTGAATCTGGCCTTGTTGAGTGTCCTGATTGGCAACCTACCGAGGAATGCGGTGCGGGCCTGCATGGCATTCTTTGGCCCGAGGGCGATTGGTCCGATATCAAGGACTACGATGAAGCGCGCTGGCAGGTTGTCGAGGTCGATTCTTCGACGCTGGTGCAACTGGATGGAAAGGTCAAATTCCCACGCGGCACGGTGGTCTATAGCGGCTGCATGGCTGTTGCGTTAAACATGGTTGCAAAGGCGTGGCTAGCTACGATTCCTGCCATTTGTGCCGATGTTGATGCAAAGGACCCGCTGACCTCCAAGAAAAACTACGCCCAGATCGGCAGCAGCGGCGACTACGCCCAGATCGGCAGCAGCGGCCACTCCGCCCAGATCGGCAGCAGCGGCGACTCCGCCCGGATCGGCAGCAGCGGCCACTACGCCCAGATCGGCAGCAGCGGCCACTCCGCCCAGATCGGCAGCAGCGGCCACTACGCCCAGATCGGCAGCAGCGGCCACTCCGCCCAGATCGGCAGCAGCGGCGACTCCGCCCGGATCGGCAGCAGCGGCCACTACGCCCAGATCGGCAGCAGCGGCCACTCCGCCCAGATCGGCAGCAGCGGCGACTCCGCCCAGATCGGCAGCAGCGGCCACTACGCCCAGATCGGCAGCAGCGGCCACTCCGCCCAGATCGGCAGCAGCGGCGACTCCGCCCGGATCGGCAGCAGCGGCGACTACGCCCAGATCGGCAGCAGCGGCCACTCCGCCCGGATCGGCAGCAGCGGCCACTCCGCCCAGATCGGCAGCAGCGGCCACTCCGCCCGGATCGGCAGCAGCGGCGACTCCGCCCAGATCGGCAGCAGCGGCGGCTCCGCCCAGATCGGCAGCAGCGGCGACTCCGCCCGGATCGGCAGCAGCGGCGGCTGCGCCCAGATCGATGCGTGCGGCATGAATGCAGTGATTGCAAGCGCTGGTAGCGTAAGGCGCTTCCGCGCAGCTAAAGGCGGCTGTGTTTCTGCGCCATGGCATGACGGCAAGCGCACCCGTTTTGCTGTTGGATACGTGGGCGAGAACATTAAGGCCGACACATGGTACGCGATCAATGCTGCTGGCGAGTTCGTGGAGGCAGCATGATCCGCCACCTCGTCACCACCGCCCGCCTGATCCGCGCCACGTCCGCGCTGAACCTGAACGCCGTCGCGTTCGGCCTGCTGTTTCTGGCCGTGCTGGTACTGGAGTCGAACCCATGAGCAAAGAACTGACCGACGCCGAATTCGATGCGCTGCACGGCGGGCGCGAGCTCCTCCCAATCGAGCAGCTCATTTACGAACAGGAAGGCGCTGAGCGCTTCGCCCTGCTGCATGGGCGCGGCCCGAAATCCGAAAAAGCCCGTGCCGAAAGCTGGGGCACGTTTCCGAAAGAGTCGAACCCATGATCCGCGACTTCTTCACCGTCCTCGTGATCGTGCTGGGCCTGCTGCTGGTAGCGGCAGAAGCCGACGAGCACGGGCAGATCGAACAACAACAGGAGTATGCAGAATGAGCAACCTCGCAGTGCAACAGCAGGCCGGCCTGGCGTCGCAGACGGAAGACGACGTAATCCTGGTCCTGCAAAACTCGCTCTACCCGAGCGCAAACATCAACTCGGTCCGCTTAGTGCTCGGCTACTGCCAGGCCGCAGGGCTGGACCCGATGCAGAAGCCGGTGCACATCGTGCCAATGTGGGACGGCAAACAGGGCGGCATGCGTGACGTGATCATGCCCGGCGTGAACCTGTACCGGACGCAGGCGTCGCGTACCGGCCAGTTCGCCGGTATGTCCGAGCCAGAGTTCGGACCAATGGTCGAAGAAGTCTTGGGCGGCCAGAACGTGCGGTATCCGGAATGGTGCCGCATCACTGTCGAGCGCATGCTGGACGGCGGCACGATTGCCAGGTTCACAGCCATCGAATACTGGATAGAGAACTACGCCGTGAAGGGCGGCAAGGAAAAATCCATCGCGCCCAACGCTATGTGGACGAAGCGCCCGCGCGGCCAGATCGCCAAGTGCGCGGAAGCACAGGCGCTGCGCAAGGCGTTTCCGGAATGCGGCAGCCAGCCGACCGCCGAAGAAATGGAAGGCAAGGCCATGGGCGCCGAGCCCGAGCCGATGGTGGTGATGCATGCCATCACGCAGGACTGGGCCGCTGCGGCCGAAGCGTGCGCCACCACCGAAGAGGTGACGGCCGTCTGGAAGGTAGCGATCAAGGAATTGCAGGCTGCCGGCGACAAGGCGGAATACGACCGGGTGAAGGCTGCCGTGGCCAAGCGCGGCAAGGAATTGACAGCCGTGGTCGAGCACGTCGAGCCGATGACCGACGCCGAGGTGGAGGCTGCCGACTTCGGGCGCGGGGTGCAGCCATGAACTTTATCGAATGCGCCCAAGGGACACCGGAGTGGCACCAGGCGCGCACTGGGCTTATCACTGCTTCGTGCTTCGCGGACGCCATCAGTCTGATGACGCGCTCGTCCGGACTGCGCAAGGTGAGCGACTCGACCGCCGCCGCCGAGCGCTACGCCGCTGACATAGCCATCGAGCGCGTGAGCGGCGCGCCGCACGGCGAACCGCCGAAGGCATGGGTCCTTGAGCGCGGCCACGAGATGGAAGCACGCGCCCGCATGGCTTACGAGGCTCTCTACGAAGTGTTCGTCACCGAGGCCGGCATCTGCCTGAGCGACGACGGAATTTTCGGGTACTCGACGGACGGGCTCGTGGGCGCCGATGGGCTGATCGAAATCAAGGCACCGATCGACAGCGCGAAGATTTTGCACATCATCCAGACCGGTGACGTGTCCGAATATTTGCACCAGATGCAAGGCGGCATGTGGCTGACTGGGCGCAAGTGGTGCGACTTCATCATGTTCGTGCCGGACCTGCGCGCCGTCAGCAAAGACTTGTACGTGCGCCGCATCCCGCGCAACGACACTTTTATCGACAGCATGGTGGTGCAGCTTGCGCGCTTCCAGGCGCTGGTCAGCAGCTACGAAAACATCTTGAGGAAGGAAGTAGCATGAGCACGACACTTGAAAAAATGCAGGGCTTGATGCGTAAAGCCCACGCCGACGCGCCGCGCGCGCGGCGCGCGCTGTCGCTGGCCGAGCTGGCCGAGGACACCAACGACGGTGAGGTGCCGAGCGACGAAGAAGTCCTCAAGCAGATGATGGAGGCGTTCGGCCTGGATCGTAGCTGCGCCATTCATCTAATCGCCTGCATCGACCTCGACAGCCTGCGGGCCGCATCATGACTGCCATCGTCCTCACCAAAACAGCCGGGGGTGCTCTGATGCCAGCCGACCAGCAGGCGGCGGACTTCATCGCCAAGCTCAAGTTGGGCGCGGGCGTGACGGCTACGATCAAGCGGCAGCGCAACCCGAAGCATCATCGCAAGTTCTTCGCGCTGCTCGACTTCGCCTTCGACAACTGGGAGCCGACAGCGGCCACGTACAAGGGACAGGTGGTCGGCAAGAACCTTGACCAGTTTCGCAACGACATCATCGTTCTGGCCGGCCACTACGAAATGGCAGTCAACATGCGCGACGAGGTGCGCCTCACGGCCAAATCGATCAGCTTCGGCAGCATGGGCCAGGACGAGTTCGACGCCCTGTACAGCAGCGTGGTCAACGTGGTGCTCGCCAAGATTCTGACGAACTACACGCACGACGACCTGGACAACGTGGTCAACCAGCTTTTGAGTTTCACTTGAAGGAATTGCCATGCGCTCCCCAAGCAAATTCACCCAGGAACAGCACCGCAAAAATCTCGCCAAGATGATGACCCATCTGGAGGCGCGCGGCCCGCTGCCGGCAAAGGGCATTGCCGACGCTCTCGGCCTGCCAGCAGAGGTGATCAAGGGCTACCTGTACCGTATGAACCGGGCCGGCGAGATTCACAGCCAGAAGCTGCGCACTGTAAGCGGGCACGTGGCCACTGCGCTGTACTGGTTCGGCCCAGGCAACAAGTCGACGCTTGCGGGCGAAGTTCAAACCTGCCGCACAGTGAAGACCTTTCCGAAGCACGCCGTACGTGACGAACTCGTGGCCGCCTTGTTCGGCGCCGCACAACAACAATGAGGATGACCATGAACAACGATAACCAGCCCGGCAACGAGCAACTGCGCGACGGCTTCCCGCTTCTGGACGGCGTGCCGGCGCGCCGCGCTCCCCGTCCAGCAATGAATGCGGAGCCGGTGGCATGGGTATTGTTCGCGGCCAATGGCAGCCCCAGAATCTGGTTCGGCGATTGGGCAAGCGCCACCTCGTGGGCACTGGTGCATGGGTTCGTCCCGGCAGACCTCGTTCCGCTCGGCGCCGCCCCTGTAGCAGCAGAGCCAGCAGCCGAAGCGCCGGACCTCGCAAAGCTGCTGGAGGGGGTCATCGACAATATCGCCAACAACTGGCCTATGCGGAAATGCTCACTTGAGGAAATTGAAATCCGACTTCGAGCTATTGCTGCTGAGACAGGAAAGGACGGCGCGGCATGACCACCCACGCAAATCCGCTGATCCTGCTGGCCAAGAAACAGACGGTCGGCATCGAGGACGCCAGCAGCATCGAGCTCATGGTGCTGATCCACTTCGACTGCGCGCGCCGGGGCGTTTGCACGAACCCCGGCGCCAACTTCTTGACCACGCACCTGATTATCGCCAGCTACCTCGCGTCGCGCCTCAAGTCCAAGCGCTTCCACGATCAGGTGATGCGTGCGTACGGGATGCTGTGCAAGGCGTCGGAGCGCCCGACTGCGACGCTCGCGCTGACCACCGGCGAATACCTGGCGGTGCGCGAGGCGCTGGGGACGTACTTCCGCAACCTCCCGAGCGTCGAGGTGGGCGTGATGCACGAGGCTTGCCAGGTGGCGGCTAGGAACATGGCGTAACTGGCGCCTACAACGAGAATGAAAAATGGGGAAAGAATTATGAGTAGTTTTGTGCTCGGACAAGATGAGGTATCGGACCTGACTGGGCGCGTGCAGCATGCCGCGCAAGCCAAGGCACTCAAGGCAATGGGGATCGAGCACCGAGCTCGGCCAGACGGCAGCATCGCGGTGCTGCGTGCCCACGCCGAAGAGGTGATGTCCGGCAGCGGCCAGCCCGCACGCAAGAAGCGAGAGCCGCAAATAAATTGGAGTGGAGTCAATGCCGCGCGCACGTAAAAAAGAGAACGAGGGGCTGCCGAAACGCTGGCGGCTCACTCACGGCGCCTACTATTATCAGGTGCCATCAGGTCAGGAAGAAGCATGGGATGGGAAGAAGACGTTCCGGCTTGGGGTGAATTTGCCAGAAGCATACAAGACCTGGGCTGATCGGCTGCAAACGGCCCAGAACATCGGAACGATTGCCGCCCTTCTCGACCGCTATGCGCTAGAGTGCATCCCAGAAAAGGCGATAACAAGCCAGCGGCAGAACCAGGTAGCCATCAAAAAGGTTCGTGCGGCATTCGGCGCATTCACGCTCACCGACATCAAGCCGCGCCACGTGTACCAGTACATCGATGGACGCACTGCGAAAACGTCGGGCCGGCGCGAAATGGAATTGCTGTCGCATGCTCTGACAAAGGCAGTTGAATGGGGGCTGATTGACCGGCACCCAACAAAGGGCGAGGTACGGCTAAGCGGTGAAAAGGCGCGCACGCGGTATGTGGAGGATTGGGAAATAGTCGAGTGCCTAGCGCTTGTTCCGCGCCACAAGGCAGGGAGCGTGCTGGCTGCTCAGGCTTATATTCGGATTAAGTTGCTGACCGGAATGCGCCGGGGCGACTTGCTGCGCCTGACGAACGAAAATTTGCAAGAGGATGGAATTCATATCCAGCCAGGTAAAACGGAAAACAGCACGGGCAAGCGCCAGATTATCGAATGGTCCGACGAACTGCGGGAGGCAGTGGAAGCGGCAAAGAACGCGCGCCGGGCGAAAAGCTCGAACTTCCTGTTTTGCAACAGACTGGGCGAATGCTACTTCAACGAAGAAACTGGGCGCGCTGGCGGATGGGAATCGCTGTGGCGGAATTTCTCAAAGCGCGTCATGGAGGAAACGCAGGTCACCGAGACGTTCACAGAACACGACCTGAGGGCCAAGTGTGGTAGCGACGCCAAAACCATTGAGCATGCACGGCAGCTACTTTCGCACGCGGATTCGAAGATCACGGAGCGGGTGTACCGGCGCCGGCCAGAGGTGGTAAAGCCGCTACGATAG